GAATCTATTATATTTGATTTTGTTGCAGATAAAATTATGCTATCCCTAGATGAATTAAGTAATAATCTTCTAGAATTTAATAATATTTGAGAGTTATTATAGGTCTGTGGTGAAGGTGGAGTATTTCTAACCATCCCAGAAAAGGGAATAGTTTGACCTAAATTTGATTTTACTTCCGTAGTTGCAACAACAATAGGAATTTGTTGAGTGGATGTTAAATATATAGAAGTAGGGTCTAAATTTATATCTTCACTTAATGGTATAAAACCAGGCCCTGTAATAGAGGCATTTTGTCCATTTTTTAATATAGTAATAGGGCTACCTTCTTTCCCACTTTTAGACCAATTATTTGTTATATCTCCTCCAGTCTTGGCTGTTGATCCTAATCTAATACTATTTCCAAATCTACCTTCAAATATTCTGTCTCCCGCAAACGGTATAACTGCTTTTACATCCCCATTTTCTACAAAATTACCACCTGATTTACCATTTAGGTTTAGTGGTGGTGGTAGTTTAGGTGCTTCCATATTAACACCCGCTTCTATTTCACTGTAAGTTTTATTATTTTGTGGGGATTTATTATTATTAGCATTAGATAAAGGGTCTGGAGATGCATTTTGTTCATTATCATTCCATAATTTTAAATTTATATAATAATATACTGGATCAGCTGATGCTCCAGGGTTTTTAACTCCTACCCCACTAATTAAAACAACATATTCATTTACTAAAGGAAAATCTTTAATAAAAGGTTGAAGTGGAAGTGCTTTACCCATTGATGATTTTTTAGTAGCTTTACTAGTACTAATTTTAACATCTTCCCATTCTATAGATCCTATACCAAAATATTCTCCACTAGTTTTAAATGTATTAGAATTTGAATTTAGACATACATCTGTTACTCTCCCAATTAAAATTTTACTACTTAATTGAGCAAGTTGGTTAGAGGGGTTATCTCGCGATCCTCTACCTCCAAGTATGGCTGATATCCCACTTTTGCCTTTTGTCATTATTTATCTTTTTTCTTTTCTGCTTTATAAGCGTTTTGAATATTATCTAACTCTGCTAATAATTCTTCTTTTTCAGCATCTGTTATTCCGTCTACATCACCGTTTCCTTGATTGTTTACTACACGTTGGATAATAGTTGCCATTTTAATTAGTTGCTCATCATTACGAACACCAATTTCTAAGTATTCTTTAATTAATGGTACAATTAAAGTAGCATCACCTATATCAGATATAAGTGGTTTTAATTCGGAAATTAATCCTGTGATTTGTGTTTCCTTTTTCTTTTGATTATCGTAAATTTCGCTTAGTATATCTGAAAATTTCTTACTTCCAAATACAACGCTGTCTAATGCTCCCATAATGTGTTTTATTATAAATATGGATACAAAAAATTATTTGAATTTAGCGTAACCATGTTCTAAATAATGAACATATTCACTTTTAAATATATCGTGAAGTTTATCTGCTATTTTTGTAATTTTTGGGGTCTTAACATCTACTATTTCACGAATATATATGTATAATGCTTTTTTATTAAACACTTCTATTGTTTCTCTTTTTCTAAATAACTCAAGTATAGCATCTGCTATTTGAGCATCGTTTTTCTTTGGAAACAATTCAAAAATATTTTCTGTAACATGATCAACAAATATATCAATGTATTTATATAATTCATCTACGGGTCCTGTTGATTCTTCAAAATTATAAGTGTGTGTTGATTTATCACCCATTAAAACATCAACATCTACTTTTTTAATTTTTTTACTATAATTTTTAGTATTATATAAGATTAACCAACGCTTAACTATAGTACCAAAATAAGAATATGCTTTGGCCCCTCTAGTTGGATCGAATAAGTGTATCTTAGAAAGTAAGAAAACAATTATTTCATGTTGTAAATGTTCTAAGTTATCAACTTCCGTATGATAAAACTTAAAAGTATGGATAATATTCTGGGTTAGTTTGAAGAATGGATAGTGAATCTCTTTATCATAGATACTACTTCTTAATTTTTCATCTTCTATAGAATCAAGGCTATTATATCTAACAATAGCTAGTTCTGTGTCATGTGTAAAATAATTCTTAGACTTCTTCCGTCTTTTCCTAATAGGTGGTTGCATACAATGTTATTGGTTCTGTTTAAATTTAGATAAGTCATTTTGCAACCCTTTTAAATTTTTAAAAAACCAACCAATTTCATCATCACTTTTAAATAGATCTCTTTCGTCTATTTCCTTTAAGCGCTTGTCTGCAATGTCTAATTGTTTACTATATTCATTGATAAATGTGTCATAGTTAATTATTACATCTTCTTGTTTTTCTGTTTTAGATAAGAGATTCCACGTAGTAAATCCTAAGATCACTACAAGCACTCCCAATATTGATATAATAATTAATTCTACACCCATTATAAACTATCTAGCATATTTTTTAATCCTTCGCTTTTAATTCCTCCTAAGGCTTTTGATTTCACCTTAGATTTATTATTGTTAGACGATAATGTATAATTCTTTTTTGGCGCAGCCACGCTATTTTGAGAAAACTTTGGTAACCATTCAACCTCAAATTCAATACGTGCGGCCATCATATCAGCTTGATGCAATATAAATGGCAAAGACGTGCGAGGTTTTGTTTCTGGCATAAAAGATTTTAAGTATTTCTCATTAGCTGAATCATACAAACCATCATGTGTCTGGATAGCTAACATTTCATTGAATGTATATTGTATCCCATGCGATTGAAGTAAAAATAATCCACGATCTGGAACAGCAGCAAATGCAATTTTCTTATTGTGCATGTACTCTTCACCTAATTTATCACGTCTCCATTGATCAGTCTGAGGGATATAAGATTCATGTTCTTCATCTCCCATTTTACCTAAATCATGGTTAATCGCCGAAAATACCAATTCTTCTTGTGTAAATGTAGTCATATCACATCCAAAACCTTCCCACACAGCAGACATTGATAATGCTGCTTTAACTACTCGATTAACATGATCAACATACCCACCTGGAAATGCTGAATGGTATTCTTTCTTATGCGACGCTGGCATTAGGATAATACGATCTTCGAATTTTTTGTAGAAATCAAGTAATTTCTGTTTACGATCTCCAGTAATATATGTTTCAATGTTAGTGTTAAACTCAACCCAATTAGATTGAATCTGTTCAGCGGATAATTTCATAACTTTTATTTTTTATTAATTTTCGTTTTCTACGTAACCTTCTAATTCTGCTACAATATTAGAACCTTTATCTACTTGGTTCTTAATTTCACCTTTTGGTGCATTCATATTAATACCATTTCTTACAGCATTAAATATAGCATCTAATTGCTCTAATCTTTTTTGGAATAACTGTTTATTTCTCATAATCTATTTATTGTGGGATCGTTGTTAATAACAGGGTGTCCCTTAACCCCTTTGTTGCCTTTGTTTCAATTCGTTTTGTATACCCTTTTTTTCCCAAAACCCGTGTTATCAATCTACGGAGAGGATTTTACATAGGCACGTCTTTTTCAAGAGCTTTTTTCATTTCTTTTATTGCGTGTAACTTAGCACATCTTTCATATTCTTCTGTTGTTTCAAAATACAAAATAGCTAATGTTATAGATTTTAAAAGTGCCTTAGTATTAAATTCCCATACAGCCTCTATATGCTCTGAGTTTTCCATATCCAAGTGTTTAATATATGAATATGCTCTATTAAATACAGCAAAGGAAGATGCTTCTTTAGTTTCTTTAGCATTAAAAGATGCTTTTTCTTGCTGGAAGAATTTCTTTAATTTTTTATGAAATACCTCATGGTTATGTACCATTTTAGTAAACATACCTAATTTAGCCATTGGGCTTTTTAAAAAATCTGTATCGGCAGTAATTAGTTCTTCGATATCCTTAGGTTCATCACCTTTTTTCCCACCAAACAATTCAAAAATTCTATCTTTATCTATCATTGTTTTGATTATACATATTTACTTAACTTAACTCAGCTAATTCTGATTCAAGATCTTTTTCTATTTGAGTCAAAATATCATATTCTTTTACAACGTCTTTTCTATTTGGATTATCTGGATGGTATCTCCATAATTCCTCTTTTACTGTAGCCGTTGCTAGTAAATCATCAATTAATTCTGATTTTTGGTTATCTAATTGTTCTTGTTCTGTTAGTTTTATTATTTTTTTCATTATTTAAAATTTTTACCTATTAATTCTATTGTTTTCTTTATTTCATTTAAATCGAGTTGAAAAAACTCTCGTTGGTTATTAACGCGATACTTTTTTAATGCGTGGTGTACTTCACCTTCTAATAATTCACCGTTAAAACAACGGAAAGCCCATGCTACTGTGTATGGAAGTGGCACACCCGTTGCACTAGATACTTGTTTAGCTCTTT